GCTAAAAAGATTTAATAAAGCTATTAATGCTGCTTTAGATGACCCCAGTCCTGAAAATATAGAAGTAATGGAATCCCAGAACAACGCGATTAGAACATTTTTGGATACAGTTTGCAACAAAACAGAAGCCAAACAGCTGAGTGAGGAAAGAAAAGAAATGAAAGGAGAAGATAGACCATCAAAAACAAAAGAACAAAAATTATTAGAACTCAAGAAACGTCAAGCCGAACAGAAAGAAAAGAAAAGAATAGCAAGAGAGACAGCGAAAGCCAAAAGAGATGCTGAAAGAGAAGCAGAACGTGAAAAGAAAAGAAAAGAAAAAGAAGACAAGAAAGAGGCAGCTCGTAAAGCAAAATTAGATAAAGCAGCAGCGAAAAGAAAAGAAAAAGAACAAAAATCAAAAAAGGAAAGCCAGAAACGAAAGATAAGAACTTCAGTCTCCGACGAAAGAAAAAAGAAAGCATGGCAAGACATGTTAGGAAAACAAGAAGAGGATGAAGCTATTAGCAGATTAAAAGCAGAACAAAAACAAAAAGATAAAGAAAATAAAGAAAAGGCTAAAGCGAATAAAAAAGCAGCTGCAAAGGCAAGGGCAGAACGGAGAAAAAGAGAAGAGGATATCAGAAAAGGTATAGCTGATCAATCCAAAGGGCTACTGGAACCACCCAGATCTAAAATAGGCAGTATTCTTAAACGTGCTAAAAAACAAAATAAAAAAAAATTTAGAGTTTATGTATAATTTATTTAAATATAATTTATTTACTACTTTTTCCTGCAGGTCCCTGCGGTCCTGCAGGTCCAGGAGGTCCAGCAGGCCCAGGAGGCCCGGCAGGTCCAGCAGGCCCGGCAGGTCCGGCAGGTCCAGCAGGCCCAGCAGGCCCAGCAGGTCCGGTAGCAGCTGAAGCAGACGGAGCGGCTTTTTCAAGATTGGCTAATCTCTGGAAAATGTTTTGTAAAGTATTTCTATCTATCATTTTTATAACAAACAGAAAGACAAAAAATTGCGTTATGGAACGCATTTCTTTTTCTTTCTCTTTCTAAATGGCTCATGAAATATACTGGGAAAGACAAACAAAACCAGACATGTGTCGGTTGTATGCTTTAAATGCTTTTTTTGGCAGTCATTATATTACAGAAGAGAATTTTAATAAATTATGGGAGCTCTACAAATCAGAATATCCTGAATACAAGGGATCTAATGATTATATATTTATCCCTACAAACAGAGTTACCTTTATACATTACGTTTTAAGCATTGATCCTGACAGAACTATTAAATGCGAATACGTCCCTGCTGCAAAATGGAATCAAGGAGAACATATTAAACAAATTCTTAAAAAAAGAAAATTATCAATAGATCAATTTATAGGCGGGAGCGACTGGGTATTCGTTTTTAATCAAAACCATATATGGGGAATCAAAAAAATAGAAAAAGAATGGTTCAAAGTAGATTCTCTGTCTGGAACTATGAAAACTAGTTTAAATTTGCTATTAAATGAAAATTTTGGTCTCATTATACCCAGGGTTAAAACAGATGTTATTAAATTATTAAAAAATATTCAAATTTATCTACGATTTACCCTGCAAAATGAAAAAATATTGGATAAACAACAATTTTTTGATTTTATTAAACCAGATGGAGGGATGATTATAGTACACACGTACGTTTTTTGCGAATTCATAAACAACAGTTCTTTTCAAGATAATAACATCGATATTATATATCAACGATTACGATACTTGGGACCCCCTTACGCTATAGAATTTAGTACTGATCTGTATAATTTAATAAATCGCATTATAAACTTATATATAGAGTAATCTGTTCTTGTTAGTATAACTATGTGGATAGGCGCTAAAGGAACTTCAGATAATAAATGGGTTCACGAACTAGAACAAGTCCCGCAACATCCTCAACGTTCCCCTGAATGGTTTGAACAACGTAAATATATGTTAACTAGCAGCAATGCAGGAGCTGCATTAGGCCTTGTTAAGCAAAAATCTCCCCTTAAACTTATGTTCGAATACTGCGGAGTAGGAGAAAAATTTACAGGAAACGTATTTACAGAATGGGGGCAAAAATGGGAAGATCCTGCTATAGAAGTATATGCTTCTGCCAATAATTATAGAAACTATGATTTTGGACTTTTGCCGTATACGTGGAAAGAAAGGCCGGCCGAATACACTGACAATGAAGGAAATATCTTGGACTTATCCTTTTTGGGTGGTTCTGTAGACGGGGTCTGTTTATCTCTTGATTCGCCTAATGAAAAACCATGGGTACTAGAAATAAAATGCCCTTACAGGAGAAATATAAAATATGGATATTGCCCAGAATATTACTATCCTCAAGTTCAACTAAATATGCTAATAACTGATTTAGACATGGCTGATTTTATAGAATATGATCCTAGAACAGAAAAAATGAATGTTGTCAGATACTACAGAGATGAACTTTGGCTAAAGGAAAATTTACCTAAATTGGCTAAATTTTGGCAAGATGTTGAATACTGGAGAAGCAATGGCATTGAAAATCATCCAAAATATAACAGATACAAAAAAAAACCTGCTCCGTCTGCTCCAGCTGCTCCAGCTGTTCCTGCCTCTTCGGCTACGGCTCCAGGCACAAGCGTAGACGAAGCAGAAAAAATATCTGGGTTCCAAATACGAAATGGGCATTAATGGTCTCAATAAACTTTTTAAAAAATACATACCAGAAATTAAACAAAGAAAAAGTATAGAATATTACAGGGGAAGTAAATTTGCTATAGATACAAGTATCTGGTTATACAAATATATTAATTTATCTAACAAAAATGATTCTCATCCCAATATGTATTTAATTAATTTTACTAACCAAATAATTAATATGCTAAATAACGGTATTTTACCTGTTTTCTGCTTTGACGGGATCCCCCCTATAGAAAAAGCACCTGTTTTAGAAAAAAGATTCCTCACTAAAGAAAAAATCAAAGATAAAATAAAAGAATGCGGTTCTGAACAGATCGATAAAAAAAAAAGTTTAGAAAATCAGCTAATTTACGTATCAAAACACCACAAAGAACAACTAAAAGAACTCCTCAGACTACTTAATGTACCTTATATAGTAGCAGAGGGAGAAGCAGAAGAACTGTGTGCTTATCTTCAAAAAAAAAACATAATAGATTTTACCGTAACGGAAGATTCTGACGCGCTTGTATTTGGGTGTTCCAATGTATTAAAAATGACGCCTAATATGAGATACGTATACACGCAGTATAATTTAAAAGACATTCTATATCATTTAAAAATATCATACAATCAATTTATAGATATATGTATTTTACTGGGATGTGATTATTGTTCATCTATTTATAGATTAGGTCCTGTAAATAGTTATTCAATAATAACAAAATATGGCAGCATTGAAAATGCATTAGATTACATACAAAAAAATTACACTATACCTGACAATTTTGATTACGAAAAAGCACGTTGGTTGTTTTTAAACAGTAAAAATACTATTGAAAATATCCCAACTTTGGGATCAGTGGAAGACCTCAGCCACAAAGAACTTAGAAAATATTTTATCACCCTTGGCTTTACTGATAAATATTTTAATCTAGTATACAAAAAATTAACAAACGCTTACATTAATTTTCATCATCTTCATCCAACGGATGCAATTCTATAACAAGTTTATTATCAATTAAAAATTGCTTAGCGCTAGTCAACTGTTTTCTTATTAAATCTATTTCTACATCTATTTTAGCGACAATTGTTGCATCGTCTTGATATGTTTTTTTTAAATTTGTTAAACCCCCTATGGACATTTCTAATTCACTTATCATAAAATTCAAAGCTTGTATATCAAAAGCAGGCTTGTTATTTGTATAAAAGTCATAATGATAAATAGAATTAGATATATACATGATTGCATTTTCCAAAATATAATGAATTTGACAAATAGTTTGTTCTCGTGATTCTTCCTTAAACCATCTATAAAATGCGGTTAATATGCCTTTTCCTTTGTCTAATTCTAAAATGTGCTTATTTGCGTATAGCCTGTCTCCTTTTTCTATTCTTGAAATTACTTTTAAATTTATCAGAATTTTTTTAGTAAAAAAAGGAGATTCTGTAAACATCTATAATAAAAGCCAAGATTTTTAACGAAAAAAACAATAAACTGTGAAAAAAAAATCTAGTTAACTATTATATAAAAATGGATTTTTCTTTCGGAAAAAAAGCTAAAAAAGCTTCTAAAAAAACAACCAGAAAATCTGCTGGTTATTGCGTTAAAAATGGAAGACTGTACAAATTACATACAGTTTCGGGTAAAAAAGGTAAAAGATTCTCGGACGGGAAAAAAGTATCCAAAAGCAACAAATGTTTCCGTCTGAAACGTAAAGCTAACGCCTATCTCAAAAAACAAAAATTCGG